TGTCTCCCACAAGTTACGCGTAGCGGTTTCATCCGGACTAAACGACAGAAATTTTTTGGTCTCCCAAGCCATTAGGCGGTCTCCGCAGCCAGCTCGCCGAAAATTCCCGCGACGATCAGCGGCAACGGTAAATCTTCGAGTACTTCGATCGTCTCGATTTGGTCCCATCCCAGCGTTACCGAAAACAAGTTTCCGCTGAAAAAAGGCTCGCGCGTATCCATTGGAGTCGACGGCGTGCGGTCGGGCGGGCGAACGCCGTTGATTTTCGGACGCGAAGAAGACAAGACGCTAACATACGCTTTATTAAATCTTTTGTAAAGCGTCTCGCTTCCTTGCGGCGATTGCCCCGGCTCTACCGGCATCGTTACAAGTCGCGCAACATTGCTGAAACCGGCAATTACTTCCTTTGCCGGGAGCTGCAAGAAAATTTCACCGGCAGATGTGACAGTAACATCTGGATGAATCGCACCGTCGGCAAGCACTTGTACCGTTTTGCCTCGCAAATGCGTGAACCCGGTAAACAGATTCGTAGCCGACAGCGAAGTTACGCGAAGATACGCATCCTGAAAAACTGCTCCAGGCGCCGAGAACATCGTGCCGATTTGCACGATCGACGAACCTGAGCGGTCGATTTTCCATGCTCCCCAAATAATATCGGTGCCTAGAAACTTGACTGCCGCGATAGATCTGAATGTGACTTGAGAAGGATGAAGGTGCCAGCCGACGATCTTGTTGCCGCGATCGTACGAACAGCCGAGAAGTTGTCCTTGGCCCGTAAGGAAATAAAGGATGCTCTCCGGATTTTGCGCGTAAGTCATCACGGCAATTTTATCCCGCGTCATGTCTTCTGCGGCAAATGCCAGATCGGTAGCAATCCAGCCGTTCTCCTCGAATCTGTATCCCATCGTAAAAATCTTGCGCCCATCGGCAGAAACAAACGTAACTTGATTGCCGAGAGATGCCGGTTGTATCGGCAGCGAGCCGAATGCGCTTTGTGACTCGTAATCGGTATTATCAGGAGTCATGATAACGAGATTGCCGCCGCTGATTACCAGCTCCTGAGACTCGGTACCGATAAGCAAGTTCTTGACGGAACCGTGCATCCAGCGAATTCCGCCGCGCTTGGCAATAGTGCGGGTAATCGCATCCGTTGCCAGCGTGCCTGAAGTGAAATCGAAGTAAGAATTCGAGCGCGATCCCCAAAACGTCGCCAGCGAAGTCGGCGTGCCGCCAAACCACAAACGGCCTTGAAAGAAGGTCACAGTTCGCGGCGCGTTGGTCGGGGTCCAATCCGTCGGCGGCGACGTAAATACCGCCGGTGAGAACGTCAAAGAAGTGCCGCCGTTCCAAACAAGCGTCTGAACAGGAGTTTCTCCCGCGCAGATGACCATTGTCTTTCCGCTTGGATCAATCTCATACTGAAGCAAATTCAGCATGTCCAGCGTATACGGCGTGGCAATGGGAACCGGCGCAGCAACAGGATCAGTCACCGAAACCGAAGCAATTGTTCGCGTTGTCGAAGCAATTGGATTTGCGCACTCGATCCAATGACTCGTTGCCGCCGCGACAAAATCTATAAACGGCGACGGCGATGAAGACGTTATCTGCCCCAGGTCGAATCCACCGGCAGCGGTGCCTACGCGAAGCCTGATCGATCCGATAGGCGAGACTTGAATTGCGCGCAACCGGTAAGTTATTCCTATCGTCAAACCCGTAACCTGCTGCCTGACGGCGGCAGAGGTCGATGCCGAAGAAAAAAGCGAAACAGTCGTAGCGCCGAAGATAACTGTAGCGCCGCCGCCGGCAACCGTAGTCCAGTTAGCCGCGCCGGCATTGAACTCGCTATTAAGGACCAGTTCCGGCGCAAGCGCTTCGCCTGCCTTGCTCAACAGCCAGAGTTTTAGCGGCGTAAAGACCGCGATAAAATACTGGTCATGCGCAACTGGAAAAGGAATGATGCGCGCGCTTTCGATGACCTCTGGAACCTCGAAAGTAAACGCAAAACCGCTGCGCCTAGCTGCCGGGCCGTGCGGAAGCGAGACCATGTTTTGAAGAATGCTTGCGCCTTCTTTGTAGCCGCGCGTCTCCGTGCGCGCGCGTAGCCGCCGCGTCAGCTGGCCCGCTGCAAAGCTGGTCTGAATGGGAACGAGACGCGGCAAGCTAAGGTATGCCTCCTGCAACCCAAAATGCGTACTTCATATCGTCAAGCGCGCCGCTAAAACCTTTCGTAACGCGCAGATAGTGCTCCCACATGTCGTTGACCTGGGCCGGCACCTCGCCGCGCGCAACCAGGAACTGGTACTCGGCATCGTCGATCTCGCCGCTCGTCGCGCCGTTCGTCTGGTAATAGCGCAGCAGCTTGTCATTGATTGCGTTCTGCGTCGCCACGACATCGGGAATCGCCGCGTTGATGGCGTCATTGATCTGCGGCATCTAGTACCTCGGTTGCGGGCGCGACTTGCGCGGCATTTTGCGCCGCTTTTGCTTCGCCATGGTCTCCTTCCTACGCGTAAATGCGCTCGGCTTCGCGCATTGCCTCGATGATTTCCTTGATGCGCACCTGAAGCTTGCTGCTCGAAGTCCAGGGCGCGTTCTGGCCGATGCCGACGCCGACTTCGCCGACTCCGATCGAAGCGAGCGAGGCGTCGTTGAAAATCTTGGACTTCGGCGCAGCAAGCGCGGTGCGGATATAGATCGGAGTGACGGCGTTTTCGAACAGGTAACCGTTCTCGCGGACGTAGTCGCTGATGCGCTGGAGCGCCATGAAGGTCTCCATATCGCGGTAAGCGTTTCCAGCCGCGAGGTTGACGTACACGACGACCTGGTTGATTCCTGCCACTGTGAATGCGACCGCGCTGAATGTTACGTTGGCCTTGTCGCCCACGTCCAGATCCAGCACTGCTTGCATGGTCATAGTTCTCTCCTCTTATACCGTTGGACCGATCCTGCCGCCAAGCGTGCCCGCACGTCGCGCCGTTTGCATTCCTTGAGCACGGATAACCTGGCTGCGCCCTTGGCGCGCGTCCGAGCTCGATGCGCCGGCGATTTTAACCGCATAGAGCTGACGCATGGCGTCGAAAAGGCTTTTTGAATGGGTAAGCGGCAGGCAAATATCCAGCGCCAGTCGCGCAGCCAGAGCCTGGCCAAACATGTTCGAGAACTTTGTTGGATCGACGATGCGCGCAATGCCGCGCACAAAGATCACATCCTCATCGCACAGGACCGAATTACGCTCAAGACGCCAATCGGAAATCGGATCGTCCTCCTCCTTACGGTCGCTGCGCCCGCAATAGACCACGCGCATCATCTCTGCAGGTAGCGGAAACTCTCGCAGGTAACCCCATTCAGGCGGCGCGCTTTTGGCAGCGGGCCTGGCGCGAAACATCGTGAAAGACCAGTCGATCTCCTCGAGAAGCGCATCGCGCAGGTTGGCGTAGTTCGCCTTGCAAAGCGCGGCTTCCTTGCTGGGATCGTCCAGTGAAATGATGAGGTTACCGCCCAGCCAGCCCAAGGCCTGGTTGCAAATGCCTACGTCGGTAAGAGAGGACATCTAGCGATGCGCGCGCTTCGGCGGGCGCTGCTTGATCAGTTCCTCGAGCGGTGCCGCTTTTTGCTCTTTGGGATGCTCAAAGAACGACTCGATACAGGAAATGCTGACGCTGAGATGGTCCGAGATCTCCTGCGCCGTTTTGCCGCTGGCGATCATTGATTGCACTATCGGCACCTCAACCGTGCGCAAGCCGGAACGGCGCATGTTGTTGTTGAACTGCGTGATTCCGTCACGAATCATGAAACCCTCCTTAAAAAACTTGCCCTCGCCGCCGGTGCCTGCGCCGGCGGCGAGGACAAGTGAGACCGATCAGGTGAGGGCGTCCTTCACCTTGAGGTGGACGATCTGCTCGTCCTCCACCCGCACCGCGCCCATCGTCAGCGCGGAGTAGATGCGCCACGCGAAGCTGATGCTCGGGTCTTCGGCGACGCGCGCCCAGATGTCCTTGTTCACCTGCAAGCCGATCGCCCGCTTGGTGAAGGCGAGGCAGGACCGCTGAGTGGCGACCGGAATGAGCAGCCGCGTGGATACGATCCACGTGAAGCCCATCCAATTCGGCACGATGCCGCTGGCATTCAGCTTCTGCAACGCCTGGGCGTTCACGTAGTCGGCGCTGGTCTGCTCGGTCAGCTGCATCAGCTTGCGGACCTGCGTCGGGCCGACGACGAAGACCTTCGGGATCGAAGGATCGATGTCGTTCTGCATGAACTTTTCCTGCACCGCGGTGACGAAGTCGAACGAAATCGGTACAGTGCCATCGCCGATCAGCTGACCGGCGGGAAACACGACCGGCGCACCGGCACCGTCGAGCGCGTCTCCTGTTGCGGCGGCGATGATGATGTCGTCTACCGCCCGCTTGGCGCCCATGCCCTGCTTTTCGGCCACGGACGACTTCGGGTCGATCAGCATCTGGACGATGTCTTCGGGTTCGACCGTATCGCCGTCGTGCTTGGTCGTCGGCACGCTGACCCTGCGGCTCCAGGGTGAATCGGTCGCCGGCGTCGCGGTACGCGCAGCCGTCTTGGTTGTGAAGTCGCCCTTGCCGAGGCGATCCCAATTGTGTTTCTCGGCTGAGACCGAGCGCTCCATGACGGTACCGCGGAGCTTGGTCTCGGCTTGCTGCGCAAGCTGCGAGCGCGCGCTTGGCGTGGCGCGCGCTCCTGCAATCTTGCCGTCTGGCGGTCCGATCTCCAGCGCGTGGACGGCTTTGACGCCGCCTTCAGCGGCTGGGGCCGTGAGGATTCCGATTTGCTGGCGCGGCT